CACCCCGTTTACATTGCCAGATGTGGCTGAGATGGTGACGAAATCGCCTGTTTGAGCGCCGTGCCCGGGGTCGTTGACGACGAGCGTGGTCTGACCGCCCGAGTTGGTGGCGGTGTTGGTCGTAAAAGCGTTGGCTACAGCAGTGGCTGTGTCCCTGATGGGTGTTACATCGTAGAAGCCGCCACCTGTACCGTTTTGAATGTAGTACTTCAGGTTGGTGCCAAGCCCCATCAGGTTGAAGCCAGCAAGGTTCAGCCAGTTCCAAAGAGAGCGGCAGACACCCCAGACCGTGCCGGTGCTAGGCTGAAGAGCAGAGGTGTTGGGGCCATTGTCTCTGACCCAACCGCCAAGCTTCTCAGGATAACCCGAGCGGAAGCGCACCTTGTCCATCTCAAACCAAGTGCCCTCATTGGAAAGCGAGGTCGATTCCCTGTTGACTCCCGGTCGCAGTTGCAGTTTTTGAAGTGGCATGATCGTCCTACGACAGGAAAAAGGCTCGCTCTTCTTTGCGGCGGCGGTCCAAGCCTACAAACACTTTACCCCCGGCCTTGTTCCAAAGCAATAAAGCGTCTGCCGCCTCTTCCCATTCGCCTCGGTTTGCCTTGATCCGCACCGTGCTGCGCTGTAGATTTCCAAGCCCTACGTTGTAGGAAAAAGAAACCAGAGCGTCAAAGCGGCCTTGATGCCCAACAACGCCGGGAACAAGACGAAGAACACCGCGTTCAAAAGATGCGATGTCAGCGTCGAACAGATCATCAGTTTCCTGCTTGGCCCAGACACGATTGTCCTCCGGTTGTAACGGCATTTCTTTGCGGATCATCGGCACAGGCTTGTCCACTCGGGCCATCGGCAGGCGAATCTGCTCTTGGTACAGCACATGGCCGTATCCTATAGTCCACATGTGCGCCGGGCACAGATACGGGCGGTTTCTGTACCCCTCGTACTTGTGCATCATTGCAGAGGCGGCTTTGCTCAGTTTCACTTCTTGCTCCACTGACGCGAGCCAAACCAAAATCCGATGATACCGCCCAGCATGGCCATCTCGTCGCTGGAAAAGATCAGGCTGCTGTACTTGACCACATCGTCGATGCTGGTGATCAGATTGGGATGGTTCCACAGGTATATCGCCATGAAGGCGTTGATCAGCACAAGCTCGATCACAAAGATGTAGGTCACCGTCGGGCGCACAGTGCCGACGTAGGACGCGACCCACTTGTGGGCCTTCTCCAGCACCTGCTCGTCGTGTTTGAGCGCAGCCTCTGTCATCTGCGCCTCGGTCTGCATCGCTACCTGATCGGTACGGATTTCTTCGATCTTCTGCTGAGCCGCGTAGCCCTGAGCCGCAAGAGCAAGCTCCCGCTCGTTTTGGAGCCGCGCAAGGGCAAGCTCGTGCTTCTGGTCGCTCTTGTTCTGAAAGAACTCAAGCAGTTTGGGCAGGCCGCTGATCAGCAGGCCGCCAAGAGTTGAAATCAGTGAAAGCATTACCCACCCCTTTTAGTTAACATTGCGCTGGCAATCTCCAGCATGAACTTGGTCTGCTCCATATTTGCAGGCTGAGCTGCCCAACCAACCGTAACCTGTCCTACAAAGCGGTGCGAGTCTGGCGGGACGCTGACGCGGCAAGTGTACGTCACACCCTTCTCAAGATACCAGAGGCCAACCTCTGATTGAGCGTAACGATACTCGCTGCATGGAATCTCGTTGGTCATCAACTTGACCACATCGGCATTGTTTGCGGAGTTGTGCGTGAACAGACCAACATCTATGTCTTCAATCGTCTTGTCTCGCCCGTCCTTGGTGTAGGCCCTGTAGAGCGTCCGAGAGTTAAACAGAGGGTTGACCTTGAAGATAGCCACCACCGTTGCGCCAGTCTGTTTGAACAACATGGTTGCAGCGTCATCGGCTCGCTCTGTTCGTATCTCCGGCAGCTTCTGTGACTCTTTGTATGCCTCGCGGATGAAATCCTGACTCTCATACAGGGCGTAGCCAGAAAACGCAAACACCGCCATCAAGATTACCGAGAACAGTTTAAACGGTGAGTCCACATACCCCAAAATTTTATCTAGGGTTGTGTTGGCGTTGAGCTTCTCAGTCATATCTGATGCTGCCCCAACACAACTATGAAGTAAACGGTCAGGCCAAGAACAAATACTGACGTTAAAACGGCGATTGTGATCAAGATGATGTCGTCGATCTCGGACTGCCTGCGCTTTGCTTCTGCCTTACGTTTGCCTTCGGCGCGGGCTGCGTCGGCCTCCATCTGCTTGGCACGAGCAGTTATTCGGACCCACACGTCCATTTTATTGCTCTGGAAAAAGAGCATCTTGACCTGCTCTTCAAACTCACGGGCCTGCTCAAGAGCAAGCTCCAGCTCTAGTGCCTTACCAAGTGCAGACCCTTTAAACCCGCCTGTCTTGGCCTTCTCAACTACCTCAATTGCCTGAGCCTTGGCATCAAAATACTGACCCAACACCGGACCCAAAGACTGCACATCCTGCACAGTCTTGACTGCCTTCTTGACTAGATTGACCGCCGAGGATACAGCGGCAAGGGCGGTGATCGGGTCGATCATGATTTATCACGCAGTCCTCTTCCACATGAATACGGTGATGAACGGCTGGTAGTTTGCGTTTGTGCCAGAAGAGCCGGTCGATGCCACTGTGGTGGCAGCGGTGATGCCTGTGGTGGCGGTAGTTGTATCTATTGTGAGAGGGCCGTAAGTTACGCCATTCCCGCCACCATTGTCTGCATCAGCAGATACCAAGCTATAGGACTGGTGCAAGTGCCCCGGATCAGTAATCGTTGTCGTCGCTGTGTGGGTGTGGCTTACTGTTATTGCATCTGCGCTGCCGCCAGTCTCTTCAGCCGTGTCAAATAGTGCATTACCGGCATCAAAACCCACCGGCACTCGGCCCGCACCAAACGCTGTCCAAGTGCCAAAACCCAGCAGCGTACCGGGGTTGGTGGAATTTGTCGCGTTGATGTAAATGGAGCCGACAGGGTACAGCGCTCTAACAGTGTTTTGAACAAACGCTGTGCTTGCAATTTGCCCTGTCAGGGTGCCTGCGGCAGCAGTTGGCGCAGTCGGGGTGCCGGACAAAGTGGGACTTGCCGATAATACCGTTGACCCGGTGCCGGTGGATGTAGTCGTTCCAGTACCGCCGTTGGCCACAGGAAGCGTTCCGGTTACACCCGTGGTCATTGGCAAGCCGGTGCAATTTGTAAGGGTTCCAGATGACGGGGTGCCCAGCACCGGGGATGTCATTGTTGGGCTGGTCAGCGTTGGGCTGGTTAGCGTCTTGTTGGTCAGAGTCTCCGATCCAGTCAGCGTCGCCAATGTGCCTGTCGTTGGGAACGTAACATTGGTGGCACCCGTCAATGTGCGGGTGTAGGCAAAATTGCCAGAGGATGTGACTGTGGCTGCGTTGTTGTTGGCAACGCCCGTACCGCCGTTGGCGGCAGGCAAAACACCCGTGATGTCAGCGGTGCTGATGTCGACAGCATCCCAGCTTGCGTTGGTGCCGTCAGACTTAAGGTAGCGCCCGTTTTGCCCAGACTGGCTTGGAGCCAGAGCGTTGAACGCAGCGGTAGCTGTGGTTTGGCCTGTACCGCCGTTGGCAATTGCCACTGTGCCTGTGATGCCGCTTGTTTTGATCTCGTAAAAGTTGGTCCCATTGGACCAGACCAAGACCCTGTCTCCGTCGGCAATCGTAACTCCCGCGCCCGCAGCCGTAGTGTTGCCAATGACGGTGGAGTTGTAGATCGTGGCAGCGTATCCGCTGTTGTTCCAAATGATGTACTGCTTGGAGTTGGGTGGCGCGTATACGGCAAAGTTGGCTGCGGTCGTTGTGGTCAGCCGCAGCATGGCGTAGACCGACTGATTCAGACCGGCAGTGCTGACCGGGCCATTGTTGTACGTGAATGCTTGGCTGGCCGAGGTGACGCTAACCGTCTGATACCCCGCAATTGCCGCGTCAAAAATGTACGAGAAGTTGTCGTTGGTGGTATTGCCCCATTGGCCTGCTTGATCGCCAGATGTGATCAGCTCGACTCGGAGGCTGGGAGAGTAAGTGCTCATTGGGTTTCCTTACCTGATTTAAGACGGCGCATCAATTGGCGTCCACACGGGGGTTTGGTCGTTGTTGATCTCGACCCATGCTGTAACGTATGGAGAGAATGTCTGGTTGTATGTGCCTGCAAACGGGAAGCCACCAAACGTGCCGCCAGCAAACGTTCCCACTTCCGATATTGTGATGGAAGGCAAGACATCTGTCCAACCGGGAGATTGATCGTCGTTGATCGGCTCCCAAAGATACCTGAACAGGGTGGTATCAAAGGCCAGAGCACCTTCAGAGACAAACGCCAGAACGCTGACATTGGTCTGGGCAGAATCAGTGGCAGCGGCTGACTCGGACGCGCTTACAGAAAAGTTAATCTGTGCTGCGGATGCATCAAGGGCTGCGGCGTTTTCTTGGGCAGAGGCCAGCAGGTCTATGTTGGCGGAGGCAGTATAGCCAACGGACACAGCTATGAGGGCAACGGCCCCAAACAAGTGGGTGCTGTCGGCTTGATCAAATATTGCGGTTGTTTCTTCCGCAAGGGTCAAAAAGACTGAGAGTGACGCTGCTGCGTCCTGCCCTGTGGCGCTTTCTTGGGCCAACGTGAAGTATGTTGGCAAGGCAGACGATGCGTCTGCTGCGGTTGCGCTGTCTGCGGTCTGCGCTGGGTATGTTGGCAGGGCCGAGACTTGGTCGGCTGCGGTGGCAGTGTCTGAGGTGAAGTTGAGAAAGACAGTGCTTCCGGATGCAGCGTCTTGCCCGATGGCCGTGTCTGACGCAGAAGAAAACAGGTCTGCTCTTACGGCTGCCGAGTCTTGGGCAGTAGCGGTCTCAGAGGCGGCGGAGAGAAATGCGACAAGTGCCGAGACGGAGTCGAGCGCAGTGGCGGTGTCTGCCGTGGACGCGGTGTAGTAGAACCCTACCGATGTGGCAAAGGGCTGTTGTGCAAACGCGTACCCGGCAAACACACGCAGTCGTCCTTACTGGACCTGCTCGGGCTGCGGCACCTCGGGCACCGGCAGTTGGGGCATCGCTCGCTCGCGGATGCCTTGGATCAGGTCGGCAACTTGCTCAAACGGCTGTTTGCCCAGCAGGGCCATGATGTAGTTCACGGCAGGCAGGGGCAGCTTGAGTTCATTGCTGACGGATTTCTCATCCATGTGTTTCTCCAATAGGGGTTGCGGAGTAGGTATTATGCCGCCCAAGGCAGCGGAGGCGTAACCACAGGAGGGTTGATCTGGTTGTTGATCTGCTGCTGCACAGCGGCTTCAGTGGCTGCTTGATCCACGCCGTTGGCCCAAATCCAGCCAAGCACAGTTTGCTCTGTTAGCTGGTTGTACGGTACAAAAGATGTGCCTTGCACTACAGGAAATGAGCAGGTTGAATAGACGCTGCTGTTGTATGTGCCATCTGTGCCATTGCATGACCAATGCGCGGTCACAACGTAGTCTGCGCCCTCTGGGGTTTGAGGGATGCAGTCGAGGGCAGAAATCACCCAAGTGATAGTGGTCATGGTTTAGGCTCCTTCGAGTTGTGCGACACGTTGCCGCAGTGATTGGATTTCTTTGACAAGCATGGGAACGAGTTTGGAGTAGTCCACCCCCATCATCTCATCAGGATCGACTGGTTGATGAACTGCCTCAGGAGCGACTGAAACAAGCTCTTGGGCGATGAAACCGTAACGCTGGTGTGATCCGTCTGACTTCCAGTCGTACTCGCGTACTTGCAAAGCATCAATCAAAGCAGAAGCTGGCGCAGCGTCTTTGATGTTTTCTTTTAGGCGTTGATCAGATGTGGTGTTATAGGCAACCGCTGAAGTTGCCCCAACTCTAGTAATGCTACCAATTGTTGTGCCACTTGATTGGAAGTAAATGTACCCCGCCCCAGAAGCGGCGGCGCTGTCGTTTAATCCCAAGCCGTTATACGAAACACCATCAAATTTAACGCCCGCCAAACTTGAGGCAACAATATTTGTGTCCCCAACAATAAATACCCCCCCGCTGGTGATACGGGCGCGTTCGACATCCGTGCCTGTACCAAACGTAAGGAACGATGTTCCTGCTGCGTTGTAAGAGGACAGCTTTACCTGTCCGGTGTTCGCTGCGCTGTGAACGCTTTGCACAGAACCATCAGCAGACACGGCAGCAATAACGCCATTTTGTACAGCCAACTTTCCGTAACTTCCCGGCGAACTCGTCCCAATACCCAGGTTGCCGGAGGAGTCGAGGCGCATCCGTTCCACGTTTGAAGTACCAAACAACAGCGGATACGCGCCACCATGCCACATAACACCGGCGTATGCGGCAGCAAAATCACCACCTGTGCTGCTATCTAAGCCGGTGTAGAAGTTGCCGCCAGTGTTGGAAAATGCTTGATATGCCCCGTTAGTTCCTGTGGTTGACGTTACCTGCACAGTAGCTTTGGCAGCAGAAACAGCTAATCTTGAGGAGAACGAACTCGTCCCAATACCGAGGTTGCCGGAGGAGTCCAGCAACATCGTTGTGGCAGGCGATGCTCCAGTCTTAAAAGCCATCGACAAGCCAAGCAAGTTCATGGAGGTATACGCGCCACTAGACCTGTTGTAAGTCTGCATGAGACTGTTTGCGGGGTCAACTTCAAACCCGTTTGCGCCCGCATTTGACACAACCAACTTATTTGAAGGCGAACTCGTCCCAATACCGAGGTTGCCGGAGGAGTCGAGGCGCATGAACTCCGTCGTGTAGTTATCCCACACAAAAGCGTTGCCTGAAGATGTGTTGTACATCCGCCAGTCGGGAGTCATAAACGCAAAACTAGAACCCCGACCAGCAAGGTTTGCAGAACCATTCACAGTCAATTTCTGTGAAGGCGAACTCGTCCCAATACCCACGTTGCCGGAGGAGTCGATACGGGCGCTTTCAACACCACCTTCAGCAAAAGCAATTGTGTCCGCTGCGGGGAAGAAGATACCTGTGTTTGGGTCAGCAATTGTTGACAGTGATGGAGTGCTAGCAGAGCCAGCAGGAATATCCAATTGAGAACCATCAAACGTCAGCGCAGACCCAGTGGTCAGGACTTTGGAGCCGTTGAGATAGGCCACGCCGTTGGCTGTGCCGCCGTTGATCGTCACCGTTGAAGTGGTGGTCAGGGCGTTTGCAGTAAGAGTGGTGCCGTTGAAAGTGAGATTTGAGCTTGTTGCCAGCGTGCTGGTGGAGTCTGCGTAGGGAACGCCATTGGCTGTGAACGCTGCTGCGCCAGCAGCAAGGCCGGTGCCTGCGCCAAGCACATAGACTGCCCGCTCGGCAGGTTGGGTGACAAACACATCTTTTGTGCCTGCGGCAAACGGAACAAGTGCGTCACTATTGCTAGAAGACAAGACCGTCGTGCGGGCCAGTGTGCTGCCCGAAGCTGTGTAGGTGCCAAGGCCAACTTCCCACGCGCCCGTTGCCGCATCGACAATGGTGTAGTACGTGGTGTTTGCGTTGCCAATGGCAGTACTGAAACCCTGAAAGCCCGAGACCGGGCCCGCCAGAGAGATCGTGCCCGTGCCCGTGGTGGTGGTAGTCTCCCGTACGCGATCCGCCAATACTAAGGGCATATCAATCTCCAGAAATCAACAGCGTCTCATCAATCCATCGCTCTTGCGTCGAACCGTCAGCGTCCACCCACTCGATCAGGCAATACACATTGCCATCCTCGTCCATGCGCAGCGCCTTGACCGGGCCCTGTGGGACCACGGACTTGACCTTAACAACTTCACCTTTTTTAAACATCGTGGCCATGATCTGGCTCCTTATGCAGCGTCAAGGCTGAAGCTGTACGTCACAGTGATCGTGTCATTGGCAACGACAGAGCGGTCGCCCGGAGCAGAGAAGTCCACCGCCGAGAACAGAGTGCCGGTCGTGCCACCTTTGGTGTTGCTGCTCGTCAGGAACGCGCCGCCCACAACCGTAGTGCCGTTGATTGTGTAAACAGCCGGAGAACCCGAGTTGTTGATCACCGACGGGTCAGCCGTGGTTGCCGTACCAAACACAGCCTGTGGGCGAGTTGCCTGCGAGTAAGCCGTGACTTCTGTCCAACCAATGTGCGAAGACATCGTATCCCCAGCAGCGGGGTTGTTACTTGCTGCTGCGCCGTACAGACCGATATACCACGTTGCCGTGTAACCCGACCCCGTGAAATACTTGGTGTTCATGTCTTGCAGGCCAACGTTGACCACAAGGTTGTGCTCTTTGGCTTCCCACTTCAAGTTGCCCTGAGCGTCATGGCACTGCACATGGAAAACACCGCCAGCCTTAACTTTGTTGTCCATGCGGTGCGCTGCGGTCAGCCCAGCAACAGCGGTGTCCGTGGATTTTGCGTTGTCGTTCAACATGGTTGCTCCTTAAACAAGACGGATGAGTGCAGAGGTTGCCGTGTTTGCAGGCATCTGCACAGTAAAAGAAATGACCGAGGTCTTATCCGACCCAAAATCCAAAACACACACTGCGCCGTTGTCTCCGGGCGTGTAGATCAACGCCCCACGAGCAGTGATGGCTCCAGTCCACGCGGGAGAGGAAAAGTTGACGTAGGTGGTGCTGCCTGTGGAAGTGACTTCGCTGGCGGTGGTGGCGGTCACCACCAAACCCCCGGCAACGTAGTTCCCACCCGTCGCTTCACCTATCGCAGTGTATGCGGTAGTCGTTTGATCCAGTGTTGCTGAGTTGGTGTACAGCGCCAGATAGAACGTGTCTGTGGCAAAGTTGATCGTGCCGTTGACGAGCCCTGACCGCAGCGTGTTGCAGGAGTAGTTGCCGGTGAGGGCCATCACTGAACCCCGTTATTTTGCGGCAGGGGTGCGACACGCGCCTGCCCACTGCGGTATGCGTCACTGCGCTCCAGACCATCACCCAGACGTTTGGCCAGACCCAGCGCCTCTTTGTACTTACCGTCGTACAGGGACATCATGTCGGCTTCACCTTTCATGAAGGTGTAAGCCTCAACCAGCGAGCCGTAGAGCAAAACTGAATCAAAGTTGTCGCCCAGCCATGTCGTGCTTGTCGTGACAATCGACTCTGGGTAAAAGAAGTAGTGCAACTCAACCTGATAGTTGAGGTTCGGGGTCGGGCCCAAAATAAAAGACAGCTCTGTACTGGCACTGAACGTCGGGCCAAACAGGGCGTAGTACTTTGGCATCCCGGTATCTGTCGGCGTGGGGTATGCCTGCCGGATGAAGTTCACATCCTTGTTGAGCAAATACTCATACGCACCCGTGGTGTCAACCACAGCCATTGAATACACCGACAGAAAATCAATCGGGCACGACAAATACTTGTTGTTTGGCGTGAGATTGCCCGTGACGTTCTTGCGCAGGGATGGGAACTGAACCGTGTTGTAGATGCGCTGCTCCGCCTGTTTGACGAAGACAGGGATATTCGCCACGAACTCATCTTCGTAGTTCTGGGTGTAATCCTGAATCGCAGCAGACAACGCGGCGTAGTTCATGCCATCGGACCCCTGGCCATCACGCCCTTGGTGGCGCAGCCCGTGCCACGGATTTTGATGCCGCTGGTTTTCATCGGCGGGTAGTCTTGACTGCGGGTGTTGGCCACAGCCACATTGGCCTTGCGCATGGTTGTTTTAGCGGGCTCCTCGCCCACCACAACCGACGCTACTTTTGTAGGTTGTTTGTACGTGGCCATCTCAGGCTCCTTTGCGGCCAGGGGACTTCTGGTTGGCAATCTTGGCCAGATTGCGGCCCATCTTGAGCATGTCGCTGTTGGTCTTGCCGCCAGCACGCATTTTAGTCAGCGGCTGACCGGGGTGTTTGGATTTCTCGTGCTTGTGCACCGCTTTTGCCGCAGTTTTCTTGTCCTGCATCAAATCCATCTTGTTCATGATCGACTCCTTATGTCGTTGCAACTGTGACTGTACCAAGATTCACGGTAAGAACCA